GCGCTTGTAGTGCTTTTAGTCGTTATTGAACTATGCGCGGGAATTGTCTATTTATTTCACCAACTAAAAAACCTTAAATAATGTCAGATCAATTAGCAGTCAAGAATATAGCAATCGCAATAAAGCGATTGCCAGCTCCTAAAGCGTACGGTGCGTCAGTGATAACAGTAGCAGTCGATAAACTGAAATACACTTTCGAAAAAATTAATGATCAATGGCATTTTAAATTTTAAAGTAACATGAAAATATTCTTTCAATCTTTTTTCCAGATAGGATTAGTAGCTATAAACACATATTTAATTGCAAACGGTTATTTAGTTGCAATTTTTATAGTCTCGTTCCTGATTAGTTTGCTCTGGGCGTTCAACGTTGCCAAAGTAGCGATAAGCACAAATTTTCAAAAACTGATCTATGCAACTGGTGCTGGTTGTGGAGCAATTACTGGCTTAGTTATTATTAAATTTATATTGTAAAAAGAAATGGATAAACATTAACAAAATATTAACTTACAAACAAGTATCAAATTTGATACTTGTTTGTATATTTGAATATGCAATAAGCATAACAATAAATGCAGGCGGCAACTGCAAAATACGGCAAAAATTATTATGACAACTATCAATTTTTTAAACTCACAATTAGAAATCAATTACACGCAATCTTTAACTGCTAGTCATGGTCAAAAAAAAATTACAGTAGAATTATACTTTTTAAGCGAATACAAAACTTTTTCGGCAACAACTTCAAATATGCCTGATTATGATGATGCGACTGAACTAGAGGGTTCTGCTAAAGATGAAGCTTTGTTTTACATTATTGCAAGACAAATACAAGATCAAGTTAATGAATGGATTGTTGAAGTTGAAAATAAATAAAATATGATTATTATAAATCAAAACACAAACGAGCAACAATGGAAGTTGCTCGTTTTTTTACTTGACGAAATCCGTCAACAAAAAGGAATTACACAACAGCAAATTGCCGATGAAACAGGATTAATACGATCTAATATTTCTCGTTTTTTTTCTGCTAAGTTTACGCCTGATTTAAATAATTTTTTAATTATAGCCAAATCAATAAAAGTTAATTTCTTTTTTGAGGACCAAGAACAGAAAACAGATCTAAATATTGCTTTTGAAAAAGCAATGGAAACTTTAGGTCGTAGACCTGATAAATTACCTAAAAACTAAACACCCACAAACCCACTTAAAAACCCTTATTTTTACAAATAAGGGTTTTTTTATGGAAAAAACTTTTTAAAGTAACTGCAACTAACATTTGATACAAATTGTACATAGTAAAAACGCCTCATTGAAATAATTTTACATCATAAATTATATAAAATGTCATTAGATAGTGCGTTAAATAGCTTGTTTACAACTAGAAGTGCTGACTTACAGGGTGGTTCTATCTTTGATATTCCACTTTTTGGAGGTGGTTTATCAGCTGTGAATAACAAGTCAGCAATGACGCTATCAGCGTTTTATAATGGTGTAGATCAACTTTCTAATGATATTGCTAAACTGCCTAAAGGTGTTTTTCGTAAAGAAAACGATAGCCGTTTTGCAGTTTCTGATCATCCAGTCAATTACTTAATGGCTATCGCTCCTAATGAAATGATGACTGCTTTTGATTTCTGGAAAATAGTTGTAGTATCGGTAATTTTAAAAGGAAATTCGTATGCTCGAATAGTAAGAAACAAAACTACAGGAGCACAAACAGCTTGGATATTTTTAGATAAATCGGATGTCGAAGTAATCCGTATGCAGGATAAGTTGTACTACAAATACAAAGGTGAAGTAATCGATTCAGCTGATATTTTGCACATCAAAGGAATGTCTTATGATGGTATCATAGGAATTCCAATAGTGACATTTGCTGCAAAGCAATTAGGAGTTTCTCTCGAAGCTCAGGAGTATGGAGCCACTGTTTATAAAGATCGTGGTTTAGGGTACGGTGTTATTGAGGCTGATGGTGACGTGAATCCCGCTAATAAAAAAGCTATTGAAGAAGGTTTTGTTTCTAAAATGTCGCAAAAATCACCTTTCAAAGTCCCTATGCTGGATAACGGCATGAAATACAAATCAATAACAATCTCTCCCGCTGAAGCGCAATTCCTTGAAACTAATAAAAACGGTGTTATCGAAGTAGCGCGCTGGCTCAATATTAATCCTTACAAGTTAAAGGAACTAGGAAATAGCAATTTTTCTAACATGCAACAAATGTCTATTGAACACGTGCAAGACAGTCTTTTGCCGTGGATTGTTAGGATAGAACAGGAAGTTACGCGTAAAGTATTTACAGACCAGGAGAAAATGACCTTGTATGTGAAACTTAATGAAAAATTTCTTTTGCGTGGCGATTTAGCGGCACGTTCACAATATTACAAAGATATGATTTTTGCAAGCGTAATGCCTCCTAATGAAGTTCGCGCGCTGGAAGATCTAAACCCAATTGAAGGACTTGACGAACCGCTTATTGCGGTCAATATGCAGCCGCTTTCAGTCGCTAAAAATTCGGCGCAACAAAACTTAAACAACACGAAAAAATGAAAATAGAAGTAAATAAGCCAGTGATTCGTGAAGCCGTTGTTCGTGCTTTGTCTGATGAAAATATAAAAAACCGCACCGCTGAATTTGTAATCTCAAGTGAAGCTCCTGATACGTACGGAACTGTTTTTAAAATAAGCGGGTGGGATTTAAAACGCTATGAAGCAAATCCAATTGTTGCTTTTGGTCATCGGACCTATAGCGAAAATCCAGATATGATTATTGGCACCTCTGAGGTTTTTATTGAAGGTGATAAGTTAATTGGCCGCGTGCGCTTTGAAAGTGCGGAGGACAATCCATTAGCAGAAAAAATATATAAAAAAGTACAAAACGGAACGTTAAGGATGGCATCCATCGGAGCAAATCCAATGAAGGGGCATTGGGGCGATGAGAAACTCGGTGAAGATCGTGATGTCATCTATTTTGACCAACAGGAATTATTGGAATGGTCGATTGTGCCAATAGGTTCTAATCCTGATGCACTGAAAAGAGAAGCGCAAACAATTGAGGATATTAGAAATAGTTTCCCTAAAAATATACCTGCAACTGAGCAGGAAAACGTAAAGCTTTCAGTACGTGAAAGACAGTTAATTATTAATTCAAATAAAAAGTAAAATGAAAAAATCCGATCAGTTAAAATTGGAGCGTACCACTAAAATGGAAGCGCAAAGAACAATCGTTTCTTTGGCTAAAACCGAAAAACGAGAAATGACTACAGAAGAAAATACTTCTTTTGATAGTTTGCAAGACGATATTGACGCGCTAGATGCAAATGTAACTCGTGCCGAAAAATTTGAAGCTAATGAGTTGCGCTTAGCGGCTAATCCTGTGCATAGAATTGCTGGTGAAGGTACTGGCGATGGTGAGCAAAGAGAAAAAAATAAAATTGCAGAACGTTTTTCAATTGTTCGTGCAATCAATGGTGCGCATCCTACTGGGAAGCTTACAGGTGTGGAAAAAGAAGTGCATGAAATGGGTCTTGCTGAGAACCGTGCGGCTGGTGTAAAGCTAGATACTGATACTGGTTTTAGTTTACCGGTTTCTTTTTTATCAAGAGCTTCGCAGCAAACAGTTTCACAAGATGGTGGTGGTTTTGGTGGTGCATTAGTGCAAAACGGTGCTCCTGTAATTATGGATAATTTCCGTCCAAGATTGTTCCTTGAGGATTTAGGCGCGACCTTCTTAACTAATCTGCAAGGTGGTGATGTTCCATTAGTTGTAGGGTCTGATTTCGGAATGGAATTCCTAGCTGAAGGGGCGGCACTTACGCCACAAAAGAAACCTTTTGGAGGTCCATCTCTTACGCCTAAGCGCGCTGGTGGTGCGGTAGATATTTCAAACCGTTTGTTATTGCAATCATCTGTAGATGTAGAGACAATGATTTCAAATGGTTTGCGCAATGGTTTTGCGCAATTGTTAGAATCAGCTGCTATTAATGGTGCTGGTGGTGTTGCTCCTACAGGTTTGTTGAGTTATGCAGGTGTTTTAGCATCTACAATTGTGACATCAACGGCTCCAACGAGAGCGTTGATTCTTGAATTGCAAGCATTAATTGAAGCTGCTGATGCTAGTGGAGTAAGCTTAGGGTATTTAATGTCTCCTAAATTATTGGCTGCGCTTAAACAAGTAAAAACAGATGCTGGGTCTGGATTATTTGTTTACCAAGATAAAATGTTAGATGGTGTCAAAGCCGTGGCTACATCGTTAATGCCAGCATTAAATGCGGGTGTTAATCATCCACTTATTTATGGTGATTTCTCTCAAATGGTAATAGGCCAGTGGGGCGCAATCAACATCAAAGTAAATCCGTATTCTGCTGATTTATCTGATTCTGTTCGATTGACATTGAACACGCACGCTGATATGCAAATTGCAAGTCCTAAAGCGTTTGCAAAGAATTCATTCTTAACTGCTTAATTGTAAAAAATGGCAAATAATAATAACAATTCAGCTGCTACGGCAGCTGAATTACTTACAGCTTACAACGATGCTGTAACGGCTAAAGGAGTTTTATCACAACAGGCAACTGAGCAAGAAATTGAGGCAGCTGATGCTTTGATAGAGGAAAATAAAGTGCTCTATAATGAGGCTTTGTTGAAGGAAGAGGATGCGAAAGATGTGAAAGATCCAAAAGAAAAAAAAGAAAAAAAACTAAAAGTACGCGCCCTGCTACCTTTAGCAGGAAAATTTCTTTTGTCTTATGATCCTGGTCAAGTTTTCTCTATTGCTGAAAATCAAGCCAACGAAATTGTTGAAGCTAAATACGGTGAATTCGTAAAATAGAAACTATGGTAACTAATGTACAATATACAGCACTTCCTACAGCAACGGTAACATTAGCGCAAGCTAAAAAACACCTGCGTATTGAGGACAGTTTTACTGATGAAGATGAGCTGATTCAAGCGTATATTGATGCAGCCATTGAAAATTGTGAAAACTTCACCGGAGGTTCTATCATTAATAAAACAATGGTAATGACTATGGATGCTTTTGATAGTCCGGTGCTATTTGAGGCTTTTCCTTTGCGTGAAATTACTACTGTAGAGTATCTGGCTAAAGAGACTAATGCTGTAGTGGTTTTGCCAGTCGAAAAGTACAGGTTAACAACGCAAAACGCTAAATGTTTTTCTCTTCGTTTTTTGAATGATTTACCTGAAATTGCTAAAAACATTGAAGCGGTTACGGTAACAGTAGATTTAGGGTATGCCACAATTCCTAAACCGATTATCCAGGCGATAAAGTTACAAATTGCGGATATGTATGAACGCCGTGAGGATCGATCAGAATCTATCACAACAGCATCTGCTGCGTTATTACGTCCTTATAAAAAATACTAATCATGGAAAAAACACCCTACATAGGCCAAATGGATCGGTTAGTTTCTATTGTTTCATTAGTGAAAACAAGAAACACAACTGGTGAGGAGGAAACTACAGACACTGTAATTACTTCGCCGTGGGCTAGAATGGAGGATGTTTCAGGAAATGAAGATGTAGAAGGTAAAGTAAGGCATTTATTTAACCGTAAATATACGATCAGGTATAACGCATCTGTGAAACAATTTGGAACAGGAATGGTATTGATTGATTCAGGGGAGCGTTTTAATATTTATCACATAAAGGAATTGGGACGCAATAGGTTTTTAGAAATTTTAGTCGAAAACAATGAGTAATGCGCTTAATGTAACCGTACAGGGTTTTGAGGAATTGAAAGCAAAGATCAAGGCTCTAGCAAACGATAAGGACAAAAAGCGAGAAATGCTAATCGTTTTAAGGCAAG